CAAGTTTGCAGGAATTTGCGAAAGCAATAGTACTGTTTATTTATGGCGACGATGGAATATGTTCAATTAAGAAGAGTATGTTACCGTTTTTTAATCCGGAGATTTTATATGAAGAATTGAAGAAATTGAATTTGGAATATACGAACTCCACGAAAACAGGACCAGCGCACATCGAACCAGTGAGAGAATTAACGTTTTTGAAAAGAGGATTCCGAGAGGATGAATGTGAACTACAACATGCTATTATTGACGAACAGACAATAACAGAATTAACGAACTGGACGCGAGAATGCGCTGATATGGATTTGGAAAAAGCCTCAGTTGATAATCTTAACGATTCCCTTGCATTTGCTTATGCTTATGGGAAAGAATATTTTGAGAATCATCGGAGGAAAATTAAGGAAAATTTGAAAACAGAATTACATCAACATTTACGAGATTATCCATATTATCATCAACTATTTTTGAGCAAACATGAGGCTGGTCGTTATGTGCCTGCACAGGCACAAGGTAGCGTGGATCCCGGTATAATAACCGATTCTACAACACCAATAACAACTAATACAAATGATGCAGTCAAAACAAGTGATAATACTATGGGTATTATAATTGAAACGCAACGAGAAATTGAAGTTAGTGGACCAACTATGGAACCAAATTCCGGAGGAGGAAAGCTTACGAGAACGTGCATGCCAGATCCCATGTGGTCTTTACCTGACACTGTTAATCGCAGAGTTTGGGTAAATACATATACATGGAATACGTCGCATGCATTAGGAGCAGCAATAGTACAGTTAAGCTTACCACAGGACGTGATCGTGAATTATTTGCAATCAATGGCATTTGAAAGGTATGTCTTTTGGAAAGGATCTATTAATTTAGACTTCGAATTGACAGGCATGAAAATGCATATGGGAAGATTAAAGGTATATGCAGTACCGTTTACATCGACATCAATAGCAGCAGTGTGGCAAACGAATAATCCAACAACATACTATGGGTTGAATCCAATTTCATTGGATCCAACAGCAAGTACGAAGGGACGATTAGTCATACCATATTATAATCCGAAAAGTTATATATCGATAAATGGACCATCAGCAGATCCGAATGTGGA